TGTGAATGGCACAAAGGTTGCCAACTTCTCAGTCGCCGTCAATGAGTCCTACAACAACAAGTCCGGTGAGAAAGTGGAGAAGACACACTGGTATCGTTGTGAGGCTTGGGACGGTGGCAATGGCAAAGGCCTCGTCACCAACGTCATCGAGCCGTACCTCAAGAAGGGCAGCACCGTGTTCGTTCAGGGTCAGCCTGTCATTGAGGAGTATGAGAAGGATGGGCAGAAGCAGCGCTCATTCAAGGTCAAGCTGGCCGGTGCCGGTTCAACCTTCCGTCTCGGCTCCAAAGGTCAGTCAGATGGTGGCAACGCCCCAGCTGATGGCAAGGTAGACGATACCGACATACCGTTCTAACCTAGAACAAGAGAGAGGTGGATTTCCTCCCCGCCTCTCTCACTAGATCCTGACGTGAGTATCACCGCTGGGAAGTGGCGAAAGCGTCAGAATAGTGGGGCCAGGAATGTACTGCGTCAGCGGCTAAACTTCTGGCCCCACGCCTCAGAGGAGAAGCTAATGAAACCATTTACAACTGATATGACACCTTTTGTGGCAGTTATGATTGCCAGAGGGGTGGAAACGCCTCGTTCTGACCAAGAGTTTATTCAGGCTTGGCAGTACCTCCATGACACCGGACTGTCTAAAAACCTCAAAGAGACGTGGATAGTAGACAGAATATCAGACATGATTAGAGAAGGGATACTGGAGCCATGAGCCAAGAATGTTATGTATGCCTCGACTGCGGTCAATGGCATCAATCATATGCACACCTCAAGCACTATGACGAACACAATGGCGGCTTCTGTACCAACTGTGACAGCTCTAACTGCATGGGTGAAACGGAGGTAGATGAAGATGACTGGGCCATACAAAAAGGGAGACTTGGATGCTCAATCGAATACGACGACTCACGTTCATAAACGACAAGACCCGCTGGATTGGCTGGTTTGTCACTGTTCACCTGACCTTATCGTTTCTGATCCTTACCTTACTCATCGGTATGGGGATCAATCCGACGCTTCTGGTGAGCGTACTGGGCGCACCGTTATGGATTGGTGTCGCCTTCGCCTCGAAATATCTCACAGACAAAATCATGGAGGACAACTAAATTGCAATCAACACAGACACTCGACTGCCACAGAGTCACATGGAAAGTTGAAGGAGATATGGTATCGATGCAGTTCTGGACGGTTGATCCCAAGTTTGGGATGGAAACAATCCAGCACCAAGTGATGCTTTTCAAACCAGATGATACATCCTTTTCATTCCCAATGTGCCGCTTCAAGCCAAAGTCGGGGGAGTGGAAAGATTATTTTGTAGTCATGCAAACGGAGGAAAGAAGAGATGCAACAACAGATTCGACTGAAGGAACTGAAGCACAGCCCGAACAATGTCAGGCAAGTTAAGGCAAGCAAGGATAGCCACTGGCAGCTTGTTGCCTCAATCAAGTCCAAGGGGCTGCTTCACAATCTAGTCGTTGTCAAAAATGGCAATGGATTCAACGTGATAGACGGCAACCGTCGTCTTGATGCTCTTAACCAAATCTACAAAGACAAGGCCACACCTGTTAATTGTGTGGTGCTTGAGTCAGACGACTCGGAGGTTGGTCTTCATGCAAACATGATGCGTGAGGATATGCACCCTCTTGATGAATGCGATGTCATCATGGCCCTCGTGTCAGATGGCAGCGAAACCTACGACTCAGTAGGTAAGCGCTTTGGTCAGACTGACAGGTGGGTTAAACAGCGTGTGGGCCTTGCTGAGCTGTCTGATAAAGCCAAGCAGATGTTCCGTAATGGAGAGTTCAACATCGGCGTGGCAGAAGCTCTGACGCTTGGCAATCATGAACGTCAGGACAAGTATCTGGAAGAGAACACACACTTCCACCTTGCCTCTGTCAAACATTTCATGACAGCCAAGAAGATTGAAACCGAGCATGCCCTGTTCAAGATCAATGACTCAAATCGAGCCGATCTTGTAATCGAACAGGATCTGTTTGGAGATCAGGAGTGGATCACCAACGTAGAAGAGTTCAATCGCTTGCAAGACAAGGCGCTGCTGGATCTTGTAGATGCTTATCGTGACGCAGGATACTCAGATGTCATCTTGCTTCGTGACTCATTCCATTGGGATGACCCAGCATGCCGTGGCTTCACAGCAGTTTATGACGAGAAGCATGAGACATACAGCATTGCAGACAAGATACTCTGTATTGCTTACAACAGCTCACGCTTCGATGTTCAGACAACAGAGCTTGTGTTGCGTGAAACTAAAGAGCAGCAAGAAGCTCAGGAGATGGAAGAAGAGATAGAGAAAGAAGTAACACCTCTTACCATGTCAAAGCCTCAGGAAGCGTTGCTTGCTGGTTACTTTGCACACTTCATGAAGGACAGCATGTTCAGCGAGGAACTGACGTATGTCAACTTCATGAAAGCTATGCTGTGTCATCGTTCCCTTGGATATACTTACAGCAACACCAATCGAGTCGGTCATATCTATGCAGACCACCAGACAATTTTCCCCTCGGAGGAGTATCCAGATGATTATGTACATCCGCGTCATGAGGGCTGTATACAACGCCACATTGATGCTGCTCGAAATGCTTTCGATACTGACGGCACTACACCACTCATGTACTGCATTAGTCTCCCAGATACGGAGCTTGATGAGTTATTTGTGGCGTGTTGCCTCACAGGCTTGGGCAAGTATGACTTCTACTCAGACACGCTCAAAGAAGTCTTGCCAGACTATGCTGCTAGAAGCAAAGGATGGTTCAAGCCAGATGCCAAATGGCTGAACAAGTACAAGATCAACCAGATCGAAATGCTTGAAGACTATTGCTTCGGCAAGGTGTCATCTGGCCCCAAGAAGCCACGAATTGATGCTTTGGTAAAGTTCTTGGCAGACAATCCTGTGTTCGATCCGCTTGGTGATTGGCCGCAGTATAAGCCCCAGTAGGCTATCAACGCAGCCTCTGCTACACCATCTTCGCATTTGAGTGACCAGCTGCTCTGACCATCAGGCATCAGCTCGGTTGCTCTCATGCGAGCTTGGTTCTTGTCGCTTGTAACAAATAAGTCTGCTTTCCATTTGCGTGGAATAACGACTGAGTACGAGTAGCCAAGGGCATGCAGTATGCCAATGTAAATGCCATAGTTAAACCCAGTCTTAAATGTGCTAGCCACACCTTGTCTTGGCATAGCTTGCTGCTGCTCAATACAAACCATGTCAGGCTCGTGGAATACCATAAGCTTGCATATAGCTTCCATGTCCAGGATTTTCTTGTTGGCTATCTTGAGCGTTGGAACACGATAGGCATTTACAACACTGCCGTCGTAAAACGCAATGCCTCCGGTAAGTCCGGGGTCAATCCCGCAGATCTTCATCTCGCACCTCTAACTTTATGTCACAACCAAGGGCTTCAGCCCAACAATACGCATTGAACAATGTTGGCTTCCTGTTGCCAATTTCCCATTTGGCTACGACACCGGAAGAAACACCAAGCATTGAGTCAAGAGTGACCTGAGTTATACCGAGATCATATCTACGGCGTTGAAATTGCTTGATTAAATCAGAGGTAAACTGTTGTTCACACATAACATTAATCCTCGGAAACAAGCCAACTATATGGTAATGTGAATTGACATACAAGGAGTACCGTGATGAAGGCCTTCCTAATGACCGCTGCAGAAGACAGCATCAATCTTCTATTCAATGAGTTCAAGTTCAACACATGGGAGGATATCTCTCCTGCCATTGGTTGCCGTACGTTCGATGTTGTTCGCCTCGACCAGAATGGCGACTGCGCTTACATCGATGATGAGGGGTTGTATCAGCCTCGCTTCTTCTGGATTCACAAGAACTACCCCACCCCTATTGCAAACAACGCTCTCTTCTGCGGCACAGACGAGATGGGAGAAACTGTAGACTTCAAGACACCACTTGAGGTTCTGAAAGAGTCCATCAAGCCTGTCGCCAAGTCAGAGCTATATGTCTACAGCCGTGCAAACCCAGATGATTACCGGCCTTTCTTTTTCACAGAAGAGGAGCTTGGCATTGGTTGTGGTGAAGCAGATTGCGGCTTTGACTGTGACTACTCAACCGTCAAGGCTGGCGAGTGTCAGTGCTACAACAACAAACATGATGAGATGGAATCGAGGTGTCCGGTATGAGCAATAATCCAAACAGGGCCAGAAAAGAGGCGATAGCAAGTACTCACAAAAGATCTGAGCTTGACTCAGAGGCTATCAAGCTAATCAGGAAATATCACATCCACATGGAAATGGGAGATGAAGAATTTCGTGACTGGATCCAAAATCATTTTGGAAGATACATTCTGCGAATTGGCAGAATAGCTGGATTCAAGGGAGATGTTTGATGCTAACTGAAGCTCAACTCAAAGAACGTGCAACTTACATTGGCTCATCCGATGCCAAGATCATTGCTGGTGGTGACATTGCAGAGTGGATGACTCTGATGCGCCAGAAATCAGGAGCAGAACGTGCAAAGTTCAGCAAGCAGACACAGCTACTCATGGATACCGGATCGTACTTGGAGCCGTACATCATCGACAAGTGGGCAGAAGCTGAGAAGCGGCAAGTCAACTTCCGTGGAGGTGGCAAGACTATTAAGCGTAACGGTGTCCCTCTGCATTCTACCTTTGATGGGCGTGTTGTTGGCGATAACGCTCCTCTGGAGATCAAGGCGCACTTCGGGTTCAAAGACATGGACGAGCTTGCTGAGTTCTATGCTCCTCAGTGTCAGCATCACATGCTCGTTAGCGGTGCTAATCGGTGCTATCTCGTAGCCCTGTTTGGTGTCCGCTGCCGTATGGAGTGGCGTATGCTTACCTTGGACGAGTCCTGGGCCAGCATGTACATCGACAACTGTGTCAACTTCTGGGAGATGTATCAGAATGGCACAGAGGCAGATCCAATGCTGATGCCTCCACCAGATCACTCTGACATGTACGTTATCAGTGATATGCGTGACATCGAAGACTTCACGGAAGGTGACGAGGCAGAGTTCAATATGCACGCCTTTGAGATCTCATCTGCCAAAGCAGCGATCTCTATCTCAGATGAAGCCAAAGATGCTTTCAAGCTAAGGATGCCTAAGAATTGCCGACGCATGGACTACCCGTGTTCCGGCAACATGAAGGGCTACAAAGTATCAGTAACTAGATCCCGTAGTGGCACCATGACGTGTCGCTTAATTGAGCCAAAGGAGGATAACGATGGCTAATCACCCTAAAATTGAACGTGGCATTGAGATGCCTGACCGTGGAAACTTCAAGCATGACTGGCTTGATAAGATGGAGGTAGGAGATAGCTTTGTCATCCTTAGCTCCAGAGTGGCCGGCATTCGTACTGCTGCTTCCAATCGTGGCATGAAGTTGACTGCTCGTCGCACTAAATCAAACGAACATCGTGTATGGAGAATTTCATAATGTCAGCATGGCAAACCCTATCATCGTTTGACGTATCAGAAGAGGTCAAGAAGAAGGGCAAGTTTGACTACTTGTCTTGGACTTGGGCTTGGGCATTCGTCAAGCGACACTATCCTGATGCCACATTCGAGAAGCATATCTTCCGTGACAATCAGGACAATCCGCTACCATTCATGCGTGACACCAAGGGCCATACTTATGTAGCTGTAAGCGTCACCATTGATGGCATTACCCACACAGAGATTCACTACGTCATGGATCACAAGAACCAGTCTGTAGTCCATCCCGATGGCGGTCAGGTCAACAAAGCATTGCAGCGTTGTCTCGTTAAGGCAATTGCATTTCATGGTCTTGGTATCAATGTCTACGCTGGTGAGGATCTGCCGCTGTCAGAGTCTGAAGATGACGCTAGTGAGCAGGATGAAGTGAAACTGAAGATCATGCAGGACTTTGCTCATGCAAAAACCGTTGACGAAATCGATGGTGTCTGGAAGGCTAACGCTTCCGAAATCGGAGCATTCACCAAACAGCGCAAGTCTGCAATCACAAATGCCTTCAAGAAAGAAAAGACAAGGATCAAAGCAACAGCGGCTTAGCCGTTGTCAGCACTGCGGATCGATGGTGGAGGTGCTTAACAGTGCCTTCATCATTGATGGTGCAGGAACATTCTCTTGTTATAAGTGCTATCACTCAGGCAACAGAACTGAGATCAGGTTTGATCCCAAGAACATAACTGTCGATGTGTCTTCACGACTCAAGATATAAGAAAGGGGAAGCCCCGCTAAGGTAGCCTCCCCCTTCCCTTCCCATACAACCGCCGTTCGGGCAGTCATGTCAGAACGATATCAATGAAATTGACGGAGATCAATAGTGACTAGGGACAAAAAAGATATGAACAAGTACGGGAAAGAATGGCGTTATCGTTACAACAGGGACTATCAGCTCAATGCCGTTGAGGGATTGAAGCGAGATAGAGAATATGTCGAGTCTCAAAAGAGAGCTTGGCAAGAAGCATCTAAAGCTCTTCCAGATGATGCTTTTGCAGATGATGTGAAGGTTTGTGAACCAGTAGGCACATACCGCAGGAAGTCAGTTCACGTTCCTTCAAAGATATCCAATGATGATGTTACTTTTTGAAAAAACGTGTAGCTCCCCTGATCGCAAAGCTACTGGCTACGATTACTCCCAAGCTATATTGATACCACTCTGGCATGGTGCTTAGGGCTGCAAAGCCATCTGATACTATCTGCCTGCCCCATTCACCACAAAAAGCCAATATCAGTGGGATGGAGAACAAAAGAACAAGCCACTCGTCTTTCAGGCTGTGGACAGTTCCCTGTGCCATAATCTTCTCCCACCCAGCTTCATGAGTGGCAGTTACTTTCATAACCTCTGCTTCTGCTTCTGCCTTTGCCACTTTGGCTTTTGACTCAGCAGCTTTTTGCTCTGCCTTGCCTTTTAGCCAGCCTCCAGCAAGCTCAGCAATAGCTGGTATCAATGCCTGTATCATCTACTTTGTCCTATCGTGCATGTCCCACATTAGGTCTTCTCGCTTCCTAGCCATACAGCAAACGCACCAGTCATTGCCCCGCTGCATATTGAGATCATTGCGCTTTGCTGGGTGCTGATATCATCTAATGACATGCCCCATTCCAGTACACGAATGTACATGATGGTCATCACAATCATCATAAATCTAGGAAGCAACTTCCATTTAAGAACCTGTTCAGCACTCATTTCTGGCTATCCTTGATTGCTTTGAGGGTGTCATAAATATTAGGTGGCGGTGGCTGATCGATGTCCCACTGGCAGAGATATTCCTTTGGGCGAAACTCTCTAGGTGCAAACATCATAGTCTCTTGGGTATTGTGTGCGCCACGATACACGCATGCTGTAGTTTTCTTATCAATCTTCATGCACTTGGTAAGTCGGCATACAGTCAGATCGTTAGCAGCCTGTGCAAAAGCACCCCTCATCCAGAAGGCAAACAGCAATATACCAACTATGCCAAACACAATAACGAGGCCAACACCTACGTTGCCAGCCGTCTCAATGTTTTTCTTTCTGCGTTTGACAGCAGCTTGCCTAGCTTTGGTCCTACCATCCTTGGCTTCTTCACAGAACCGCTCATAGTCACGCCACAGACCAGGGCGACCAGACAGTATCATCAGTTCTTTGAGTTGCTTTTCTTTCTCACGGATCTGCTCAAGAGCCATAAACTCTTCAAGATCATTACCGCCTACACCTCTGGCACGTTTCTTGTTGCCCTCTCGCATAAGTTCTTCTTTGCAAGAGACAAAAGTGCCAAGAGCCTTGCCAGCAGAGGCTAGTTCACGCCCATTTTGAATGGTGGTTTTAATAACTGCAAAGGCTGCATTGGCTGCTGCAAGTTCTGCTAACATCAGTACACCTTTGTGTCTTTGTCTACCATGACTGGCAAACAGTAAGCGGTGATCTTCTGTCCTTGTTTATGCAGTCGTTGTGCAAAGTACACGCAGTCATCAACAGAGCGAAAGTACATATCATTGCTCTTGAGGCGTTGCTCTTCACCCAAGCCGACAAATACAAACAACAAAAAGACATGAATCATCCATTAACAATTAGCCCTATAAGCAAAACAATGGTGGTTCCAGCCGTGCCAATCATGATGTGTTCGATGCGCTTAATGCGAAGGATGGTTTCCTTCCAGCGTTCAGAGCAGACCGCCTCATGGGTGTCCAGTTCAGCTTTGATAGATGTGACGGTAGGCTTGCTCATCAGTCAGCATCCGCGATGGTCAGTGTACCGGCCTCGACCTGTCGCATGATTTCGTCGTAGTGGCGGTTGCCAGCAGAGTTCAGCGGAACGTACAATTCTACACCATCAATCGTAGCACGAATCATAGTGTTTTCTGTTTCGTCAATCGGAACAATGTATTGTGCGTTAGTAATGTTCATCTCATCCATAATTACAACTCCGCATCTGCATGGATATACCCGCTAGTGGTGTTCAGTTTTACCCATGCACCTCGACCTGCAGTTAAACCGCCACTGCCGCTGAACTCTGCCCTGCAGTGGCCTAACTTATTGCTCTGTACAAAACTCACGTTGTCTGAAGTCTCGCTAATCCCGCCAGAACGAATCTGAAAATGCGTATTGTCGGATTTTGATATCGTAGGATTAGTTCTCATCTCAACCTTGCCGAAACCAAGATGCCCAATTACCTCTTGTGATGTCCAAGCGTGAGTGTTGGTAAACGTATTGTCGTCGTTACCGCAAACAATGGTGAAGTACCTCTGACATCGGAGCAACTCATCGCCAAACGACCGATGCTCAAACGGCGTGGCCTGTTCGCCTACCTCAAGCTGGCATCCGGTGATTTGCCACGTCGCAGAGGATGTTGTGACAAAGTTGTTTGCCGTATGACCATCTGCTACTTGGGCTGCTGCTGAGTACGCTTGCCATCCTGCATTAGATGTGCCGGTGTAGTTACTCCCCGCCGCAAGTATCCACCAAATGTAAAAACCTCTACCATTATCATTATTTATTGCTGCTGAAGTATCTCCATCAAACGTAATTGACTTACGTTCCCATGTATTAGCGGAGTTGATGGTATAGGTTGAACCATTAATACGAACTCCATCATCGTTATAAATAACAAGGGCGTATGTGCCTGTGACGGAACCTTTGACGTAAAATGAAAGTGTTGTTTTCTTTGCACTAGAAGTTCCATACGCCAAACTTTGAAGATTTTGTGCTTCAACAACCTGCCATATTCTAAGAAGTTCGTCAGAAGCTACAGCAGTTTCAGCAGTTGCTACCGTCAGCTTGAAAGAATTACCAAAGCCGTCTGGTGCATTTGTATCCTGTGCAGTTGTAAGTGCAAGCTGGTCAAACGCAGTTCCTATGTCTGTCTTCCACCGGTCAACAGTATGATATCCATCAGTAGTGCTGGTCTTGCTCGTACCCCTCTGGGCCACCTGCATCGCACCGTTGGTAATCAGGTTTTTGCCGGTAATGCCACCGGCATCTGCCGAACCAGCGAGGTCTGCGAAATCTCTTGCTCTTGACATTATGCGTCCTCCAGTGCCGTGACACGAGTTTCTAGGTCAGCCAGACGCTGCTCTGTTGCTGCGCCGATGAACGCCAGCAGTTCTGGGTAGCGGATGCCAAGCCTTGTGCGCTGCGTTGCGCCTTCGGGTGCTTCGTCAGCAGTGTTATACACTTTAGTGTGTGTCTGCTCTGCACCGTCATCATCGGTGTATTTTTCATCAGCTTCCCACCAAGTATCACTGCACCAAAACGCATACTTGCTTGCGTCAAGACCAGCATCGGTCATTGCGGTCTGCACTTCCTGTGCAATCACACCTGTGTGTGTACGGGCTGCATCACCTTTGGCTGCAACTTTGTCGTTCCACTTGAAAGTCTTGAACAGCTTGCTGATAGCTTTTGCTGCTGTAATTTCGGCAGTGGTCAGGCTGGCAATCTGCTGTTTTTCGTTTTGGTCGGATGTTTGAATTGTGCCGTTGGTAGCAAAAACATCGTCAAATCTAGCCCCGCCAGCACCTAAATCAATAGTGTTATCACTCTGTGCGCCGCCCCTACGAGGCACAATAACATCTGTTCCGAAAGTCAAACCAGAGTGATTGGTGCTAGTGCAATCTATGCTTAAATTGTCGCCATCTGTGACTTTAAACTCTGAAATCTTTGCAGTGTCTTTATAGAGTTGTACTATT